CATCGGTGGAACGAACGACATCACAGTTGACTGTTTCACCAGTAGACACTTGAAAAACCTGAACAATAACATTCTTTGTATTGAACTTGTGTTCGACGGTCGTAACCGAAGCTGGGTTGCCTTCTACTGTTGCAGCACAAGGTTGGGCGGCAATTCGAGCAAGCGCTGAAGTGGTTGTGGATGCGGCACCAGCGGATGTCTTGATGCCAAGGTTCGCTCGGGCATCTGCTACGGTCGTTGCGTTAGTACCACCATTGGCAATAGGAAGCGTTCCAGTAACGCCAGTTGTTAATGGGAGTCCAGTTGCGTTAGTGAGAACTCCCGATACAGGCGTTCCCAATGCTGGAGCAGTGAGCGTTTTGTTGGTAAGGGTCTCAGTACCATCTAAGGTAGAGAGGGTTCCCGTTGTGGGTAGAGTTACGCCCGTAGTGCCGGTCGTGGTGAGCGTAGTAGCGTGTGCTCCAGAGGTGGTGAGGTTTCCACCCAAAGTGATGGTTTTGCCGGTGTTGGCTACTCCAGTACCACCGTACTGACCAGCAATGACATTGCCTTGCCACGTTCCTGTACCAATTATGCCAAGTGTCGTGATTGAAGACTGACCAACATAGTTGGCTGAAATGTCAATCGCATCTTCGGTAATTGCTGTTCTGTTAGAGGTGACGTTGACATTGATTGTGTTTCCGCTCTGGGAAAGACCATTACCTGCTGTAAACGAGCCTGCGCCGGAGAACTGCGTGAAAGCAATAGCAGTAGAGCCGACAGTGATGGTTCCGTTAGTCGAGATAACAAATCCCTTGTCGGAGTTGTCAGTACCTTCTTCAACGAAAGTGAATGTTCCTGGCTTGAGCTCGCCGGTATCGGCCGTACCATTTGCGTCAGACGAGCGAGAAGCAGCACCAGAAGCGACGGCAACATAAATTCCGTTCTCTGATGCAGAGGTTTGGCCCATAAGAAGGACTCGGTCGCCCTCGGCAAGCGTCACTCCATCAATTGTGTCGCCGGCTTCAAGACCGTTGGCGATTGCTACTGGAGTAGCAGAGGCAACTCTGACCGATTGCTTTACGTCCAAGCCCTGACGGGCGGCATCAACATACCCCTTGGTGGCAATATGTGCTGCATCTGTAGGGGTGGCGATTTTAGCCTGACCGCTTGCATCACGCATAACCAACTTGGATGCAGTTGCATCTGCGGTAGCGTCGGCAAGTTTGGTGAAATCCGTTGCAGAGAAAAGACCAGCACTTGCAGAAGTTGCAAGATTTGGGGTAATTGAAATTTGCCCACCGGAATCACTTATCGTTAGGGCTGTGGCGTGAGTGCCCGCGGCTATTACGCCAGCAGCCGCACCAATGCCAGCAACGACTTTTCGCCACGCAGCGGCAGTTGAATCATAGATTTTAATGACGCCATCGACACTATTGAAGTACATCCGGCCATCAAAAAGCTCGGTTGAGGGGTCGGTAGTAAGGACCTCAAAACTGGCGTTAACTACCGCATTTTTATTGAGGTCAATATTTGTAAGAAACTTCTGAGCCATAGTGAGTCCTTATGTAAGGTATGCGTACCCTGAAAATCCAGCACTAAATAGCACTGAAACCTGAGTGTCTGATAAATATTGTACCTCACCGTAGACCACGGTCCCAGCAGAATCGACAACGGTTACTGAAGGCCTGCCGCCAAGAGTATGCGCAATGGTCCATGTTGACGAGGCCTGCTCCTGGATATGGACGTATCGCCTAGTGTTCGAGGAAGCAGGAGCGGATAATCTAACAACAACCTGATTTGGGGCATCCTGATTGACGATTACTTGATTGGCAGAATCCTCATTAATAATGACATTATTAGGGGCGGATTGGTTGACAACCACCTGATTGGGAGCATCCTGATTGACGATTACATTATTCGGGACATTACTCATCGCGTCACTTCTGGACTCAAATTAAACTCCCCCTGAAGAACTCTAGTAACAGTCCCTGTCGAGCTAACTATCTCCAGGTCATAGACGCCGCTGGTAGAGACCGAAGCCGTAACCGAAGCACTGACGTTAATATATATTTGATTTGTGGCGGCCCCTGAAGGGTTGATTGTCAGTGCCCCGTTTGCCGTAGTGAGGTGCAGTAAGACGCTTGCCGAGTCTATGGTTCTACGTACCTGCATTCTGGCCGTAAATCCGGACAAATTATAAGGCTCAAATGTGTTCCCGGTCGGGTCAGTTGTGAGGTCGGGCTGCTCAATTTCTATTAATCGAGTAAAGGTTGAGCCCTGTTGACACGTTAAGTTATAATTTCCTGCCAACATCGCGCCTAGAGCCTCCCAAAAAGCAGTTTCACTATTGATTGTAGATTAAATATCACTCAAATATGGCCAAGTATTTGAACCGCTTGATGATATCTCTGTTTGAAAACATGATTAAATTCTCAATATTTCTTGACGGGGTCGTGTGACCGTTTTTTATTAGTCTGAGTCAAGACCTATATGAAACGCCGAACCCAAAAACCAACGATTGCATTCCTCACCCATGATTGGTGTTGGGGCACAGACCCTCTACAGCCGAATGGGTGCGCATGGTACAGGTGTAAGCTCCCTTCTGATGAACTGAACAAAAGAGGGTGGTTTAGTGCTGTTGGATTCCCGGGATATAACGAACAACGCGGATTTGGGATGCTCACAGAAGACGGTCGGTCTGTCCACGGATGGGACATTATTGTCCTGAAGCTTTTAATGCAGAAAGAAGTACTCGAATCAGTATTTAAGGCTCAAGCAATGGGGCAAAAAATCGTCGTAGATGTTGACGATTGGCACGACGGGCTGTCGGAATCGAATAGGGCTTATGCGGCAACTGACCCAAAAACTAACCCAGATTCAAATAGAGAGATATACGCACAGATAATTATGGCTGCCGACGCCATAATCACGTCAACGCCGTTTCTGTTTGAATATTACAGCAAAAAACGCAACAACGTTTTCATGGTGCGCAACGGCATCGACCTTCATCGATGGACGCGAAAGCAAATAACAGTTAACAAACGTCCTCGTATCGGATGGGTCGGAGCAACTCATTGGCGCTCCAACGACCTTGAGCAGCTCAATAAGTTTATGGGCAAATACATTCAAAGCAGAAAACTTTTTTTTCAACATTCTGGACACAACCCAAGTGCGCCGCTGGCACATGAGCTTTTAGGAATTGATGAAAAGTATTCTAAAATTACATCCATGGCCCCAATTTACCAATACCCCAATTTATTTAAACAAATTGATATTGGAATTGTTCCTTTGAATAATATTGAATTCAATCACGCAAAATCCTTCATCAAGGGTCTTGAGTATGTGGCGGCCGGCATTCCCTTTGTTTCTTCATATTCTCCCGAATATCAATATTTAGCAGACAAGGGAGTAGGTCGAATTGCAAACACAAAAGACGAATGGATGCACCATTTAGACCAACTAATTGACGTCACCGCGAGACGAAACGAAGCTGACAAAAATTACGAGATTGCAAAAGATTTTTCCATGGATGCTCGTGGTGATGACTGGGACGCAACGATGAAGTTCATCAAGGACAATATTTAGCCGTGAATGATATTCGGTGGACTTTTGGGATAGTTACGGGATTTGAAGACCGTCAAAGACTTGATGAAATAATTAATTCAATAAGGAATTTGTCCATTCCCGAATATGAAATTCTCTTGATTGGCGGGGGTGGCAATGAATTTTCTAATTCCGCCGAAGACTTGAGGGTAATCGATTTTGACGAATCACAAAAATCTAAATGGATAACAAGAAAAAAGAACATTCTTGCCGCTGAAGCAAAATACGAAAATATTGTATTAATGCATGACTATCACGTTTTTGATAAAGACTGGTATGTGAATTTTAAATCTTTTGGTACAGACTGGGAAATATGTTCATGCCCTCAGTATTTGATTACCGGAGCCAGAAACCCGATGGATTGGTCTCTTTGGGATAAGCCAGACCACGGCAGGGCATGGTCACTCGACTACGACGACTGGTCGCAAACCCAATACATGTATATCTCTGGCGGATTCTTTATAGTTAAAAAACACGTTCTACAAGAAGAGCCTCTTGATGAGTCTCGGGGTTGGAATGAAGAAGAAGATGTCGAATGGTCTATGAGGGTGCGTAACAAGTACGTCATGAAATGTAATGGTGGAAGCGTTGTTAGACACAATAAATGGCATAGACATGCCGGCCCGGAATCCCAATGAAAAGTCAAAAACTGATTATATTTGACCTAGATGGAGTGCTTATAGATTCACGCGATGTTCATTACGAATCGCTAAATAAAGCCCTATCTCTGGTTGGAGAAGAGTTCGTTATCTCTCGCAGTGAACATTTATCTACCTTTGATGGACTTGGAACTACAAAGAAACTAGAAATGCTCACCTCTATGAAAGGGCTTCCAAAAGATTCCCATTCAGAAGTGTGGGAAAACAAGCAAAAGTCAACTATTGAAATATTGAGCTTATTGCCAAAAAACGCAAACGCAATAGACATAATGCAAACCCTAAAAGCGGATGGCTGGAAAATAGCCGTTGCGAGCAATGCTATTCGTGAAACAGTAATTACTGCTCTCAACGCCATAGGCGTCCTGCACATGGTTAGCCACATCATGAGTAACGAAGATGTAAAACATCATAAGCCTCACCCAGAAATGTACTGGCAGTGCATGATTAACTGCAGTGCAACTCCTTCTTCAACGATAATTGTTGAAGACTCGCACATAGGTAGAGAGGGAGCTAACGCTTCTGGGGCTCACCTCTATGCAATAAAAGACTCATACAGCCTAGATAAAGAAAGATTATTACGAATGGCATCAGAAATTAATGCAAGCCAAAGAACAAATGTTGCGTGGAAGAACGAAAAGATGAACGTTCTTATTCCTATGGCTGGAGCTGGTTCACGTTTCTCCCAGGCTGGATACACATTTCCCAAGCCTCTCATCGAGGTTCACGGCAAGCCAATGATTCAGATGGTGGTCGATAATCTTAATATTGATGCCCATTTCATATTTCTTGTACAGAAAGAGCATTACGAAAAATACAACCTCAAGCAAGTATTGAGCATTATTAAACCTGGATGCGAAATAGTAATTGTTGACGGAATGACAGAAGGGGCAGCATGCACGACCCTTCTCGCTTCTGACCTTATAGACAATGACGCCCCTCTTCTTATGGCAAACTCTGACCAGTTAATCGAGTGGAACAGCAATGAGTGCCTATACGCGTTTGATGCAGATGAAATTGACGGCGGAATACTTACGTTTAAAGCAACTCACCCAAAGTGGTCTTATGCAAAAATAGGGGAAGACGGGTTTGTTGATGAAGTTGCTGAAAAAAATCCAATATCAGACAATGCCACGGTAGGGGTTTACTACTGGAAGCATGGCTCTGACTATGTTAAATACGCAAATCAAATGATTGAAAAAAACATAAGAACCAACAATGAGTTCTATGTTTGCCCCGTATTTAATGAAGCAATTCAAGACGGAAAGAAAATACGAATTAAAGAAGTTTCCGAGATGTGGGGAATCGGAACACCGGAAGACCTCAACTATTACTTGGAGAACCATAAGTGAAAAAGACAAAAACGGACTACCTGTCCATGCAAAATAAGTATTATGACGAATATGCGAGTCAGTGGTCGTTGTCTTTCAGAGACCCTGTCGTTGGTTCGTACGATGCCCACAACAACTGGGCAGACTATGACACTGTTTTGTTTAAGGACTTTGATACAAATGGTCTAATTGCCCTCGAGTACGGGTGTGGCCCGGGAAGAAACCTTGTGAAGTTTTCTAACCGTTTTGCAAGAATCGACGGAATAGACATCTCCGATATCAATATTGATAAAGCAAAGATAAACCTAGAACACAACAATATTTTTAACTCAAACCTTTACGTCACAAGTGGTGACAACTTATCGATGATAGAAGAAAACACCTATGACGTTGTTTTCGCTGTTATTTGCTTTCAACATATTTGTTCTCACGAGATTAGATTTAATATTCTTAAAGATATTTATCGAGTCCTAAAACCGGGAGGAAAGCTTTGCTTCCAAATGGGACACGGGGGCAAAGACGGAATTCCTACTGCTGGATATTTCGATGACATATTTGATGCGGCAAGCACTAACGGGCATGCAGATGTAAGCATTACAGAAGAAGCAGATATACAAAAGGACCTCGTTGACGAGATTGGGTATACCAACTACAAGTCAGATATCAGAGATACCGGTCCTGGAGACAATCACAGAAACTGGATATGGATTCAGGTTGAAAAATGATTTACATATCACATCGCGGAAACCTTAACGGGCCTAATCCTGAATTTGAAAATCAGCCAGACTACATTGAGCAAGCAATAGCGCAAGGCTTTGATGTTGAGGTTGATTTATGGATTAATGAATCTGGAATATTTCTTGGCCATGACTGGCCCCAGCACCAAGTCCCAGCCGAGTGGCTGGTTGACAGAACAACCCAAATATGGGTTCATTGCAAAAACACTGACGCATTAAGTTTTGCTATGAGAAATGGTTTGAATTGTTTTTTTCATAACGTAGACGATTACACACTAACAAGCACGGGATATGTGTGGTCCTATCCAGGAAAAAAATACACCTCTGCAAAATGTATAAAGGTGATGCCTGAAGCGAACTGGTCAGAACTAACTCCAGGATGGGAGATTCAATATGCTGGAGTTTGTTCAGATTTTGTATCGAAGTTAAAAAATCCGGAACCAGCACCTCACATTTCCTCGGTATTAAAATCAATAGATTACAGCAAGCATTTTGTCATCGGAACCCCTCTAGTCCCATGGAAGTGCGAGGCTAGAGAACACTTGGACTGGCTTTCAAACAGGGCTCAAATCATCGAAAAGTTTCCAAACGTTAAATGGTTTGCCGCACTTGAGACAGATGTGCGCGGCGTTGAACCATTCCACGAAGTCGTTGCTGCACTTCGCGAAGTCAATGGCGACTACTGGACCTACTCGATAAACGACATGCAGGCAGAAGTCACGTCCGGCAATAGATGGATTCGCATAGAAACTGGTCGTAACCTAATCCGAGAATTTGCTCAAAGACATAGGGTCACCTCTGGTCACCACTGGGGAGAAGACTGCGCCGAAAGGAACATTGGGGTAGTTAATTATCAAGCAATCCTATATGTCGACTCAGACATACAGCTAACAGTAGAGATTGTTGAAAAAATGCTTGAAGTAGACAGACCTCTTGTTGGGGCAAATGTTGGGGCTTATTGTTTGTCTGGAAAAGTAATAAGCGAAAGCCCCCCAATTGAAGAGCACTGGACTACGGCCGGGTGTCTTCTTGTTAATTCTCCAGCTTTCTATGACCTTCCGTGGTTTCATAACTCGTATCTCAATTTAAGTGACGACCCTTCGTTTCAATCAATGGCGGAACGCCTGATGATGAGAGTTGGAGTTGAGAATCTAGACACGCCATACGGGATGACGTGGGTCAGAAAAGACATAGATGTTCAGCATAAAGGCAGACTGAGCCCTATTGAACAAAGAAACATTCCCAAGAGGGATATTTAATTGCACACATTATAAATAGCATGCTGTAAAATTGTTTCTGTCGGGAGAGGACAGGGATTGAGAATTGGCAACAGATATATAAGACCACGACCCAGCACATGGGCGATAATACCTATTTTGATTTTTTCGGTTGTTTCTTTTTTTTCGAGCCCATTAAAGGCCAGCACTCTAACAACCGATGGCGCCAATGACTATTATTATGAGCTGCAAGCCGGAACTACATTTACCGTAAGAACCTACGCTCAGCAATACGGTATTGACAGCCAGCTATGGCTGTATGACAGTAATAATACGGAATTGGCTTCAAACGACGACTTTTACGGTCTTGATTCATACATCTCTTATAACGTACAAGCAACTGGGACCTATCGCATCCGTACGGGCGTTTGCTGCGGGGACCCTACGAGGTGGTATGGAACATCTTACGTAGTCGAATCAGACTTAACGCCGACCAACACCCCATCCACAACCAGTACCAGCACAACCACCACTAGCACTACCACTACGACTATCGCTCCGTATTTAAATAGTCCAGAAAACCTAATAGTCACATCCAGTAATGAAAATAAAGTTTATTTGTCGTGGAACGCTCCGGAACAGTCAAATATCCAAGTGGAGAGATATGCCATTTTTTTCTCCAATGACAATTGGGTTTCTGGCTGGGCAATCTCATCTACGGACACATCTGCAGTTGTTGAAAATCTAGAACCAGGAACCACCTATCAATTTAAGGTTCGTGCCGACAATGATTCTGTCTCGGTTTATTCAGGTTGGAGTAATGAGGTTTCTGAAACAACCGCCGTAACTACCACGACCAGTACTACAACTACTACCGAGCCAGAGCCAGAACCCACAACTACTACCGAGCCAGAGCCAGAACCCACAACTACTACTGAACCAGAACCAGAAATAGTTACAACCACTACAGAGCCAGAACCAGAACCAGAACCCGAAACCACAACAACCACGGAAGTGGAGGTTCCAGTTGGAACAACAACACCAGAAGAAACAGTTGAAGAAACGATACCTAAACCAACAGAACCACCCGAAACAACGCCAACGACGAGCGAACCGCCGATAGAAGTTCCAGAAGATGTTCAGGATGCCGCCGACACTGCCGTCGAGGACATTTTTGATACGCCCATATCTAATAACGAACTCGCAGAAGCTGTTGACGACTTGGTCGCCGATGCCGATACTCCTGAAGAACTAACTGCCGTAGTCAACTCCCTCCTTGACCAAGAACTCACAGATGCTCAGTTCTCCACGGTTATTGATTCTGTTTTTTCCGAGCCTTTATCTGATGAAAACTTTGCTGCGGCTGTAGATGCAGTGTTTGAAGACCCTAGCCAATTATCGGAAGAACAGTTCAATGATGCGGTTACTGCAGTGTTTGATGTACCTCTTTCGGATGAGCAATTCCAAGATGCCGTTGCGGCGGTCTTTGAAGACACCGAGTCCCTTAGCGAAGAGCAGTTTGATGCTGCAGTACAGGCAGTCTTTGATGAACCCCTAAGTACAGAACAGTTCGCGGAAGCCCTCGGTGCAGTGTTTGATGAACCAATTTCCGATGAGAAATTTGACTCAATCATTTCTGCCGTCTTGGATGAGCCAATCTCTGATGAGCAATTTGAGGAATTGGTTAACGTCTTGGAGTCAGAAACGGTCACAGAAGAACAGGTCTCGGCTGCTGTCGACTCGGTCATTGAGAATGGGGTCACGGAAGACCAGGCTGTAGACCTCGCTACGAGCGCAAAAGTTTTGCAAAGTGTTGACGGCGACCAGGCTGCGGAAATATTCGAAGCCGTTGATATTTCGAATATAAGTTCAGAGGATGCAGCGCAACTTATTGAGGCTGTTCAAGATGCGCCTACCGAAGTCAGAGAGTCCTTAGAAGCCGAAATAAATATTTTCGATGGAGCCATTGACACATACGTTCCTTTAAATTCTCAGATTGACGTTGGCGATAGACGCACGGTTATTGCCGTAGGCGCAGCGGTAGCTGTGGTTGGTGGCGCAATAGGTGGCTCTAGTAGTTCTGGTGGTCCTAGTGGGACTGGCGGAGCGCCCAATAACAATAGTGCTCGCAAGCCAGAAGACGACGAAGAGTTCTCTGGCGAGATTGCGGGAGACAGCAAGGAATGGATTAAAAACTTAAGTGTTTTCCAGTACAATAATAATGTCCGAACTTTTAAATGGAGTCTTTTTATGAAAAAATTTATTTATGGAGTACTCGGCCTGGGTCTTTCAATATCCGGCTCCCTGGTTGTCTATTTGACACTCTCGGGAAGTATTAAAACTATTGCCGGAGTGTCTTCTGGCATAGCTCTCCTAGGTGCTTTGTACCTTCATATGAGAGAGCCAGAATAAATAATTTTTATTAGTAATTTCTAAAGGCTTAATTCATTACAAATCTGCGTAATGTACAATTTATAAGTCGTCCCGGACCAACATATGGGTTATCAAAACTGAAAGCTGATTTGCATGCAGGAAATTACGATAGCCATAGTTGGTTTAGTTGGGGCAATTGTGGTTGCCCTTATTGAAAAGGGTCGCAGAGAGAACAAGTCTGACCATAATGTAGTTTCAGAAAAACTTGACATTATTGGAAGAAACCTCGGTCGCTCGATTGACAGAGTAGAAAGTACCGTCATCCGCAACGAAATAAAGCTTGACCAGCACATCAACGACCATGCCAAAGGGGATGTCTGATGGCCACCAAAAAGAACATAAAGCCGATTTCAGGTAAGTCCCAACAAGAACAACAAGACCATGCGATATACGGTAGCCCCACTCGATACGTTGGCTCCAAAAACTCGACCTGCTCATGCGCGAATTGTGGAAAATTAATGGTCAAGGGAATGGTTCGCGTAAAAAACAATAGTTACTACTGCTCCGCCAGATGTGCGTCTATTTCATAAACAAAAATACCTCCGCTCGAGCGAACTGATGAGTGATAAATTATAAACAGGCCCTGCCACACGTCAAGAGACGTGGAGATTTTTCAAATTTATCCGAACTGAATCAACATGGCACACAATCAGGAATATGAACAAACTTGGCACAATGATGGCCACACTCTTCATCTCCGAATAAATAAGTCAGACCTTGAGATTATTGACATATTGTGCCCACACGAAGGCGCCTCTCCTTGTAAAAACATAATGGGAGACTGCATTGTGACTTGGTTCGTGAACCGCTTCGGGATGGACTGCAATGGAGGACTTTGCCCACCGAGTGAATTCATGGAAATATCATGGACCCTTGTTGGGGACATAAACAACTTTGACTCATGCCAACTCTGGTTTATGCCGCTAAATGACGAAATATTTAATGCCTGGATTATAACCAATACTCACTTAGTCGAAGAATGACTCATTTTAAGTAGGGTGTTTTCGCCTGGCGGGCGGCAATCCTGTCTTCAATCTCGTTGAGTATTTCGTCTTCGGCATCAAGCTTCTCTTCTAGTGACATCATGGATGCATTAACAAGCCGAATCCTCTCAGTCGCATCTTCCATGTATCTGGGGCCGAGCATGCGAACGCGGAACTCACGATGATAGGCAGCGGCGGATGACATCGCTAATTCACCACTGCGGGTCACTCTCCACGTATCTCTATTTATCCTTAATAGAAACCCAGCCTTTAATAGGCAGTTTGCTGGAACTAAAAAATCTCGATTATTCGTCCTAGAAAAAGAGCCGCTCAAGCAGGATTTTATTTCGGACGTCTTGAAATCGCCTTTGCGGAAAACGCCGTAGCAAAGGATTCTATACCCATTGCTTTTGTAGGGGAAGACTGGCCTGGCACTACTGAGTACTCTGGATGAAACCATACAGTAAGCATGTTATCTAAAACGGAGAAGAATCGCCACCTTGGTCGGGCGTCTCGTTGGCAGAATTAACGTGCTTTAAAATTTTTATAGCACTAAGAATGTTACGTATATCAGGCTGCTCAAGAATTGCTTTATCGTTACATCTATAGACATTTTGTCGATTGAGTTTTGTCTTTGTAATTAGCCCTGCATTTATTAACTGTTTTACTGTTTTATCAATCATTGTTTCGCTTAAATCAAGATAGACAGAGATTGCACGAATAGTCATGTTCTGGTCTTCGATTAGAGCCGCAAGAACTCTCCCAGAAGTAGACAGAATATTAACTTCATGCTCTTTCTGGTAGCGGAGAATTTTCTTGCTATCCAAGGCCTGCATGAATTTTTCGACAGTTATCTCGCCGTCCCCTTCTTTGGAGATGGCGTCCTCAAGAACCTTTTTAATGTCATTAATTTTCTGAGACCTCAAGAGATACCTACACCTGTGTAGTTTAATGGTGTAGCATCTGTGATGACGGTGCGACCGATACAGAGAACACTAGTTGCGAAAGTAAGCACAACAACGAGAATAGCAGGAAAAGGGGAACCCATGTTGAGAGATTCACTTCAGAAATTAATCAATAATCCAGCCCGAAAGTGGGACTGCAAACTTGGGGGAATCATTAACTCCCTTGACGAGGAAACAGCGGAGACCCTTATTCAGGCCCTCTGTAGTAACACCTCGACTATGGGTCTCGTCAGAGCCCTGAAAGACGACGGTATCCCAATAAGCAGAGAATACCTGGGAGAAAAAAGAAATACCTGCTTTAAGGGCGGGTCACAAAGTTGCTGTCTACAACAATCCGACTCAAACGAAAAGAGCAAATAACAATGGTCGCTAACAAAAATGCCCTAAATTCTACCCTCAAGACTATGGCAGAAAATGCCAGCCGTGAGGCCACCGGCAAGAAGGTCCTAAACGACATCGCAGCCATGCTTGAGCGCAAGGGGATTGACCCAAGCGAGGTTGGAAGCGTCAAGAAGGTTTCTCTGTATCAGTCGGTAACAAAGAACCCAGACACCGGCGAAGCGATTATCCACGACCTTCAGGCAATTCAATTTAGTCCTTCGTGGGATACCGGACCACAGTGGCCACTCATAGAAAAAGGGCCAAAAATACAACTACAAAAGCCAAAGACAAAATCAGCACCCCCCAAGGAGTGGGAGACGGCAATTATCGTACCTGATATACAAATTGGTTTCTACCGAAAATCACTCGATTCATCGGAGCTAGAACCGATTCACGATGAGTTAGCCATAGCCGTGGCGCTAGCAGTCATCGAAGAAATGAAGCCAGACCAGGTAGTAATGGTTGGAGATAACCTTGACTTTGCTGAATTAGGGAAATTCCTTACTGCTGCCCCTTTTAAACAAATGCTTCAGGCTTCAATTGACAGGGCAACCATGTTGTGTGCTCAGGTCCGTGAGGCTGCGCCAAACGCAAAAATCACATGGATTGCTGGCAACCACGAGGCCAGAATGGCTAGATACATCCAGACCAACGCCGAAGCTGCTTTCGGAATTACGCGAGGGAAGTCAAATGACGAACTGCGCGAGGGTTGGCCCGTCATGTCGGTGCCATTTTTGTGCCGAATGGACGAATTTGGCGTCGACTACCTCCCCGGATACCCGGAATCAGCACATTACCTGAACTCTAATCTTGTCGTTGTACACGGTGACAAAGTTGTGTCAAACAACTCGACCACCAAAAAGTACCTAGACAACGAAAGAATCTCGGTGATATACGGACACATCCACCGAAACGAGCTTGCCTACCGCACCTACCGCACGGACCAGGGTCCGCGCACGATTATGGCCGCTAGCCCTGGGTGTCTGTGCCGAGTAGATGGCGCTGTTCCTTCCACGAAATCAGGGATGGATGAATTTGGACGTCCAATTCTCCAAGGAGCCGAGAACTGGCAGCAGGGACTAGGAATAGTCACCTATCAGCCATTTGGTTCTGGTAATGAATGGTTCAATTACGAGCCAATGTGGATATATAACGGTCGAGGAATCCTGCGAGGCAAGGAATATGTTGCCGAATGAGCGACGAAGAGACGTCTAATTACGAAAGATATACAGAGAAAGACCTGTATCGAGATTTAGAAACGCTCCGCAGGGCTGGACTCATTGAAATCGACGGAATACTCGACGATGGTCAATGGCTGTATACCATGACAGAAGAAGGAAGGTCTTTGCTAACCAAAACAAATGACCTGAATTACGATGTGTTATCGAATGTCTTTGAAAATATCGAAAAGGTAAATCAAGAAGGCGAAAAATTCACATGACAACAATCCTGGGCATACAAGGAGAGGGTTTTGCAGTATTAGCTGCCGACACAAGAATAACCTCTTTTCTTGAGGATGGCCCGGCATATCACATGACCACGCTCAGCCAAGGTGTCTCTAAAATTACGACAAATGGTAAATACCTCATTGGTGCTGCCGGAGACCTGCGCGCAATAAACCTTCTTACCCACGCTTTTTCCCCTCCACCTGCTCATCCAGCAGATAGAGGCAAGAAGCTTGACCATTTCATGACAGTTAAATTTATCCCAGCTTTAAGAGCATGCTTCGACCTGCATGGCTACTCTCCCCCAGAGAACAAAGAGAACAAAAACCACAACGCAGAACAAGCCTCATCGCTGCTTGTGGTCATAAATGCCACTATCTACCTAATTGACAGCGATTACTCCTGGCTAACTGATGCATCTGGCCTTTATGCCGTTGGCAGTGGGTCGGACTACGCCCTTGGTGCCGTACATTCACTCGCCGGCGGTAAAAAGCTCTCCGCTATACAGGCAAAAGGCATATGCCTCAAGTCCCTCAGTATCGCAGCGAAGCTTGACCCACATACCGGCTCCCCATATCACACCTACATTCAGACGGCAGAGCCCAAAAAACCAATAGAACAGAAGTAGATAAGTCAATGAGTGAGTCAACATGGACATGGCTTCTCTTCTTCATGGAGATAGTTGGCGTATATGGCAGCTACACGGTTGGAAACAAGCGCTGGCACGGACACATGATTATCGCCCTGCACTCATTCCCCTGGGCAGTTTATTCAATACTGTTTAACAAACCAGGCTTCCTAGCCATGTGGATACTGTGGCAGGGCGTTCACTGGCGGAATATGTACAGGTGGCTACAAGACGGAAAACAAGACCCCGCCTGACACTAATGTTAGATAAATTTATCTGCGGTTGACTCCGCTCGGCCTGACGATTATTACTGGTTACGACGCCGGCCTCAGAGCTGGAAATGAATAGGCCTCATATGCTGGGGAAACAAGGCGCCGCTTAATTCCCTCCACGTTTCTGAATTCCAGATATGGCTAAATCCCATAGAGAGAGTAAAGACAGTAGTAGTAGAACACCTACATCTCGACTGGCGGCGACAGACACTGCCAAAAACATATCCGTCCAAACCACAAACATATCAATCCGACCAACAATTAACAAAAACTACTAGACAGGCATCCATATCTATTAATGGTGTATAAATAGTAGAGGAGAGAATTACATCGTATTTCTCAGGAGAATTGTTTGTCAAACGAAGATATAACACCCCAACAAAAATTACCCAAAAATAATGCCCAACCATCGCCGGCAATGGATATACCTTTTAAAACTTGGTTTAATGATGCCAGTTGTAGAGGGCAAACCTCACTAATGTTCCCCAAACAACATAAGGACATTACATACATCGCACAAGCACGAGCACTATGCAGAACATGCCCAGTCATCGAAGACTGCCTAGAGTACGCACTAGAGTTTCCGCCGGCCGATATGCATGGAGTCTGGGCTGGACTAACCAGCAGGCAACTGGCGGCAGAACAAAGAAGACGAAAAATCAAACCCACAAGACCGACACTTGCCCAAATGTGGGGCGACTAAGTCAGGGACATGCAGCCCATCTAAAGCGGAAAAAACCCAAAAAGTTTCCGCGCCGGGCAGGATTTCGATTTTTTGAAAATTTTGTGGTTGACAAATACCAATTCACTGGATGCGAATATTACAAGTCTCACAAAATTGCATATTATTTAATTGGGTTATTTTTTGTTCGCACTCTTTTAGGCCGCACGGTTGGAGGAGTCGGTCTCCTCTGACATAGGCGAGTACGGTTTCTTGTATGGTGGGGATGGAGTACTGTGCTGAGCCGGCGTCGGGTATGCCTTTTTCGTTTCGGATGAATTCCCAGACGGCGTACAGCATTACATCGTTGACTGCCAGGTTCTTTTTCCGGGCATAGTCAATTATTTCGTTTTTCTGTTTACCCTTCATGCGTACGTTCAGGATGACGTACTTGTCGACGAAGCGCGTCTTTTCTGCGCGCCGGCCCATTAGCTGTCGCGTTCGACTAGGGTCTTAATGTAGTCGGTGAGGGTCAGGTCTACTGCCTGGGACTGGGCGATGAGCTTCTCTTTGAAGTCTCTGTTGACGCGCAGGGTAAGTGTGACTACCGGCTTTGTTGGATGGGCGACGGGTCGGCCTGGGTTGCGTTTCACCCAATTGAATTTACTGCAACAACAATGACCTCATTGCAACAACTACAGAAACGATTGAGGCAATTTTATAGGAGAACGGAAATGTACTGTGTGATATTTTCCAAATTAAACTGGAGCACATTATTAGGGGTATAATTTTCAGGAACTCCACAGGGTAACTCCTATTGCCTAATTTTTATTAGGTCATCTTTTTTGTTGGGGGGTCTGGCACAGCATACTTGTCTCCCTCTACAGTTGCGAGCACCTTCTCGTACATTGCACAGAATACGTTTCGGTCTGCATTGGTGTGGAGGTTGTAGGCTGACTGGCCGAGGGCCTTGACTGTTAGGGTCATGACTTCTGACGCTGGGATGGATGGGGGCATGCCGGAGTTGACCTCCTGGGTTAGGGTCAACCATTTACCCCAAGCAGTAATGGGGTCATCGAATGGGGGTATTTTTGTGGTGGCATCTATGGTGAGTCTTCTGAGCTTGCCTGGCCTGGGGAGGAACTCGTCTACTACCGCTAGGTTTCTGAAGATTCGTTTGACGTCTGACGCCTCTAGGTCGTGCAACATCTCGTACCATGCATTGAGGGTGGCTTTGACCTCCGCCTCTCCATGAGGCATCTCTGTCCTGTAGGTGGCGTACACCTGGTCTACCAGCTCGACTAGCTCATCTTTGGTCATTCGTTTATCCAGTTAGATTTAGCTGAAGTTGTTGGGTTGTCATTCATGTCTAGGAACTTCTCCACATGGTCGGCGTCTCTGAAGATGAGCGATATGTCATTATAGGCAGTCTTGGACTTGTTCTTCCCCATATGGAAGTCAGACAGCGCACAGCCATCGATTGCCTCCTTGCAGCCTTCGACGCTATATACAGCTATTGCCCATCTGAGGTCTCTCTCCCGCTTGATATCAAGCTGGGCACGCTTCTTACTCATGACGTCTTTCCAGTAGACGAAGACTTCCATCACCAGAGGGAACGCTACTTTCTTACCGATTTCTATTTTGCTCTTATTGTGGACGTTGGGTCCTCGAGAATTTTTATCAGCGCTCATATTTACCAATCTACCTGGAGTCTTCCGCCACCGTCAAACAATTTAAAGATAATTTAAAATAGACTTCACCTTAAACCGGCTGTTCTTATCTTGGTAGGAGATTCAACTTCACTATCTTTCGTAGATGGAGTTTAATCGGCTTCGCCGTAAGAGATACTTTGGAGGGGGTTTGGGGGAACCTTTACAAGTAATATTGTAAATGGACATCCCAAATAACACCTCCCCTCGGGGGTGTTCAACAATTCTGTAGGTATAGCGCTGGCCGGCGCCTGGAAATTTCCAACTTCTCTCTATTGAGATAAGCAGTTCTTGAAACGTATCAGACTCTTCCACCACCGTCAATCGGTTTCAGAGGTTTTTTTATTTTTTTCTTAAAAAATCTGGAGCGCTGCGAAATATTATAAATTTTGCGAGAATTTGCGAGTCACGGGAATTTTGATGTGATAAGTTGGCGGGGCTTCCAACGGATTCCCCTTTCATCCCGAAAGAAGCAGCCTCTTCGGGTTGAGATGCGGGTGGATTGGTAGGTGACCATCCGGCAGCTCCCCGAGGGGGCACCTTCGCTTTTCATTCGCCCCACCAGAACTGATGACCTCTAGCCCGCCGGCGAGGACCCTGTCTGTCGGACGTTATCTTGGACAGAATCTCCTGAGTCTCCCTATCGAGCGTGCCTCCGATTTTGCGCAAGTACGCCGTCGGATGCTGTTCTCGATTTCTTGCTTTTTCTTTAACTTCTTCCTCGCGGAGGAATTCCTGCAGCTCGAGCTCGAGTAGGTCTTGAATACTTTTTTCAATATTTTTTGGATGTGAGCGGCGCTTGTAGATTCTTCTGTCTTTTGTCTGGCGGTTGGTCAGGGAATTTTTGATAATGTTCGCTGCCACCCAGAACAAAATCCCAAAAATGATAACTGCTAGTGCTGTCATGTTTATTTTCCTTTTATTGTTCGCTGTCAATTGTGTCGTCCAGGTCAAAGTGGGCCATGCCCTCACAGAAATCCTGATAATGGGCTCTCATGTCGGCCTCTTTCAGAAGACGTTCGTCGACCATCCCTTGTAGAAAATCCAAATATTCTGGATGTTCTTCCAATGGCCCAGTCATTTTCCGTCCGCCAGGAGTTCCTCATGCATTTTGTTCACTTTATCGTAGACGCGCATGGTCTGAAGAAGAAGTGCCGAAAATACTATTTTATGCTTCAGGTCCGCTCCGTCGAGCTTTTCCATCGTCGAAGACAATTCGAGAAGATTTTCCCTTATTTTGTTTAAATTGTCAGCTCGCTCATCCGACGTGAACAAATTTCCTGTTTCTTCGACGTACAGCAGCGAGTCGAACAATTTCTTGTCCTGTTCCTTGGTCATCTCGTACAGGCTTGCCAGGTAAGGGTCGTCCTCGATAACTGACTGGGGCGACACTTTCCATGTCCCTTTGAAGTTTTGATTTAATGGGTCCCAAATACTCATTTGTCTAATACCTTTCTAGGTTGACTTATCTACTCCGTCTGGAGGGGGGTTTAAATTACTTACTTTCTTCACGTATTCTTGGTTAAATTTAACAGGAACCAGCCACGTTCCCACATCATACCAATTGCCGAGTAGCCAATGATGTCAGTATAGGTATCGGCGATTGATTCGTTAGCTGCTTGGCCGGCGCGTGATAGATGAAGATTTTTTAATCTTGCCACCTTGTCATGACATCGGACAATCAGACCTTGGCGTCCGAAGCGGGCAATATTATTATGTCCATAATCTGACTGCTTCCGGATAAGCGTCGATGTTAAATCGTCCTGAAGTCTCCAGGTGTTGTCCTCAGTCTTCCAAATGTTGTCAGCTCCCGCTGCCGAAGCTGAAAAAAACGTATTTTCTGGATGGTCTTCGCCGGCCAACGGAAGTAAATTCCCGTTTTTTATGCCTGCCACCGCTGCGATAGAACCAAGATTCTTCCATTCTTCAACCCAGTACATTGGGTCCGATTCAAACCAGTTCATGTTCTGGACCATGCCTTCAAAATGATTATCAATCATCGAGAGGCCTTCGAGAATAGAATTCAAAAAAAGGTCATTTTCTAGAGGGCCGCATGGATTCGAGCTGACAATCCTGGTTTTGATATTTTCTTCTTCTTTTTGCATGTGGGCCAGAGGCCGGGAGATTTGTTCTAAAATCTCAGAAATACAGGAGGCCGCAGCCTCGTTCCAGTTCCTTGGGTGCTCTGGTTCTAACTCATCCACCACCGTCAACATCTTTTAGTGCTCACCCTCTAGTAGTTGCTCCCAAGATTCGGGAGGATTTCTAATTAGCTCGATTCTAGCCATGTCGGCGAGGTTTTCCAATTCATCCAGCCATAGTTCTTCGCTTTCAATGGTGAGCCCCGCTTCCTCCTCTGCGAATGATTCCATTTTACGCAGACGGCCGGCGATGAACTCTCGAGAGAAAGCCGCGATGATGGATTTATCATGAGAACCACGCATTAATACCGGTCCGTCTTCTCCATTTAATGCATCGCCAGGAACGTGTATACCAGTTACCACTGATTCGTCACTGTCTGCAAAAATAAATATGATGTTATTTGCTGGACGGTCATCGAGCTCTACTGAGGACGACGAAATCTGGTCTGCTATTAGTGCAGCGATGTCGGAGCTAAGCCCATGATTTTCTAATTTTTTGATTATATTTTTTTCTTCGTCATCTTCTGAGTTCCAGTATTCATTTTTCATTTTTTCTCTTTTCTGCCATCTGGATGGCCGCTGCCGGCGGGGGAAATTTATGATTTTTTGTTAGGAATTAATATTCACATTTCTGACCATCGCAGCTACCGAATTGTCTGCAGAAAATTGAATAATTTAAGCAATCTGGGTCTCGACTGTCGGCCGCCAGGGGGCGCTCTTTTTCACTTTTACGACGTCCACGAGATTTTCCTATTTGATAAGTAATTAAATGGTTAACTAATCCCATTGTCTACCAAGGCTTTCTTTAGAAGTTGAGTCATCACGACTTAAGATTTGTCTTTTCTATGACAGCGTCTGCAATCCATTCAGAGACGTCGAGTCCTGCATTGTCCCATTCATCGAATTCTTTACAAATTTCTGCCCAAGCTTCCGAAGTAATTTCTTCTTCTTCGATATCCCTGTAGTCATAGGCTTCTTTGGTCCAGTAAAGCGCGCAGATTTCATCGTCCGGATTTAAATCGTTCAGTTGCTTGAGTAGCGCTGACACTTTCATGAATCGTATCCCTCTACGATTAGGTGACCAGCGTCGTTGCCCTCTTGGTCTGAACTCACGATTGCATAAGTGTTGTCAGTGAACTCAATAACAATTGTGTTGGCTGGTTGCGTCCACCAACTCATTCCTTTGATTTCTTCTTCAATCATATGGCGCACGCGTTTGATTGTTTTTCCTGCGAGACCTCTAATGGCTGGGTCGAAATGTTCCGTATGTGTAGCTGTTGTGGGCATGATGCCTGCTTTCGTCTAGTAGGTGAAAAGTGAGGCTGGGACGGCTCCCCGACGGAACCTTTTCAAACTCTCGTGTACCCGCTCGAATTGCGGGCGTATAAGTGTCTGCCAACCTCCATGGGAAGCGTAGCGCCTCTCTGGGTATTTGTCAACATATATTAAAGTATTTTAAGTAAAGAAAAAATGTGATTCTTCCACCACCGAACACATGTTCGTACTAACGTGTCAATACATGGACAACATTACGAAATTCAACTTATACGTTGAGGCGCTCGAGACTTATATTCAGAAAAACGGAAATTCCAAAATCCCGGCCCCGTATATTGCAAAAATAAATGAAAAAAATATTCCTCTTGGGGCCTGGTCTGGATATATTCGTCAGAGATATCGCAAGAATCAGCTTCCTTCAGCCCGAATCGCCAGAATGGAACAAATCAAGGGGTGGCAGTGGGGTCCGTTCCAGCCAGGGCCGGCGACGGATTCTTCAAGAAATGAAGCAATTCGCCAACTCCGCATTCAGGGGAAATCCCTCCGGGAAATCGCCGACGAGTTTGATTTATCTCGACAGCGAGTTCATCAAATTATCAGAAAACTCAACATCGTATAATAAATAGAGGGTCTTCCACCACCGTCAATTGGTTCCCATGAGGAGGAGCAATGGTTTCTAATAATTGGAAAAATACAAGCAAAATGAATTCGAGTTTTCCTCGGGCTATCCGGGATTCTCAAGGTCGGTCAATTTCAGGCGGGGCTTCTAGGCTGATGGATTCAGGCGGGGCTCCCAACCTAAAAAGCACTCGGCGGACTCGAAATCGCAATGCGGTCATGGGGTTCATCTCGCTCGTCGTTCTCTACGCTGTCCTGCTGTTGCTTGGTGCGCATGTTCTGGAATCGGCAGGAGTTGTCTCGTGGTCCGTGGGCGTGTGGGATTCACTGGCACTGGCGACCATATACATCATGTGGCAGGCACTCAGCATGGTCATATGGGGCGAGGCAAAGAAACCGTAGAGGGACTTATCTACTCTTACCGAATGGGGCGTGGCGGAAAGTCTGCCATGTAGTGAGGTGATGAAAAAAAACGAAATAATGAATAGGAGTAGTGCCATCACTTATCTACTCCAGTTTCCAAACTGTCCTCTAAATCCCATTTGTGGGCGAGTGCCATTTCAGCGATGATGGGCATAACGCTCATTCCCTCAGTGCATGCCAAAGTTTCCCAATCACGCTGTGCCTGTTCGCCTGCGTACTTGCCCTGCTCTATGTCCTGCTTCATGCCCTCGTAGTAGTGGCACACTCTCGCTAGAGTTTCGTACAACTCGTCCAGCAGTTCCTCATTCATTTCGTAGCCTTCTTTCTAGTAGTGGTTTCTATTGTACCTTGACTTAGACCTTGCCCACTACCTCAGACGGAAAATCAAAGGAGCATGATTCTCAACGGCTGAGGCAGTGGTGGTACATAGAGTAGATAAGTCCCCCTATGCCCAAATCCTTTCGGGGTGATGGTGGAATGAGTACCACCATCACCCTCTAAGGAGACTTATCTACTCCATATCGGGAGAGGACTTGCCCATGTGGTTGAGCCATATCCTGCGGAATGTCCACGGGTACACGCTCTGCGCCTTGCCATTTATGCGCAGGTTGCGCAGTTGCTCAATGGCTTCCTCAATATGGGGAACGACGATGTAGCCGTGTTGCTTGGCGTAGGTCATGCACTGCATGGCGAGCAGGTCAGAGAATCCGTCATTCTTTCCGCACACTCCACCGTCTGTTATCCAAACTAGAGGTGTGGTCCGATATTGGCGATTCTTTACGCCCCACTCAATAGCGGGGAAATCCACGCCGTTGCCATGTCCGTAGTCAATGTAGTCCACTGTCTCAACCATACGACCCTTATCGGCAACTACCCATGCGTTAGGAGAACCATCGTGGCGACCCTTATCGCTGTAAATCATCACTGTTGCGCCTTGTGCGTTCTCAATGATTTCAGCGATTTGTTCAGTAGTGAATGACATAGAACCACTAGCGTCAATGATGACCATGCCACCACTACCACGAACGGTCTTGTCAAAAACTCTCTTGGCAGGGTCGGTCATGAATCGGTGCATACGGCGAGGACGAATACCAACATTTGTGGCGATTCGCTTCTTGCCCATAGAACCAGTGTGATAGCGAGGTAGTGGCTCTCGGCTCACTCGTAGTTCCGCCCAAGAGACTGCTCCACTATTGTCGGCAGGGGCAATCTTGCCATGAGGATTCCCGTTCTTGTCTCCGTCTTTTTTGGACTCCTCGTATTCGCCACTGTGTTCCTCGCCTGACTTATCTACTCCACCTTCGGGCTTGCCATCTCCCTCTTGGTCACCCTTGCCACCCTTGCGCTTCTCAGGTGGTGAGAAACTGGCGAGCCTGTCCACCCATTCTGCGATTCGCTCAGTGTGAGTGAATCCGTATGGGGCGAGTCCATCGTGTTCGTCGGTACTTGCGAGAGTACGACTACCGTGTGCCTTGCGGATTTCTTTCATGGCTCGCTTGCCAATATCCAGCAGTGCGTCGCCCCATGCTCTGTTATGCCTGCGAA